GCATACGATTGGTTTACGTTTGGTGCGCGAACTCGTCTCATGCCCGGTGGTCGGGTAGCTATCATACAGACACGCTGGCACATGGACGATCTTACTGGGCGTGTGACCAAGGACATGATGCAGAATGAGCGGGCAGACCAGTATGAAGTGGTGGAGTTCCCGGCGATTTTGGATATTGATGACGAAGAAACAGGCGAGATGATTCAGAAACCGTTATGGCCTGAGTTCTTTGACCTCGAAGCACTCCTCCGTACTAAGGCATCTATGCCCACATTCCAATGGAACGCTCAGTATCAGCAGGAGCCGACAGCAGAAGAAGCCGCGCTGGTCAAACGCGAGTGGTGGCAGATGTGGGAGCAAGGTAATCCACCGTCTTGCGAATATATTATTATGTCGTTGGACGCAGCGGCAGAATCACATAACAGAGCTGACTATACAGCATTGACTACGTGGGGTGTGTTCCTTAATGAAGAGAACGAAGCGTACAACATCATCCTACTTAACAGTATAAAGAAGAGGCTGGAGTTCCCAGAGCTGAAAGACTTAGCTATGGATGAATATGCCGAGTGGGAGCCAGACGCATTTATAGTGGAGAAGAAGAGTTCGGGTACGGCCTTGTATCAGGAGATGAGGCGCATGGGACTACCCGTATCTGAGTATACCCCTCACAGAGGATCAGGTGATAAACTTGCGCGATTAAATTCAGTATCTGATATTGTAGCGTCTGGTTTGGTGTGGGTTCCTCCTACACGGTGGGCAGAAGAGGTAATAGAAGAAATTGCAGGTTTTCCGTTTATGAGCCATGATGACCTAGTTGACTCAACAGTTATGGCACTCATGCGATTTAGACAAGGTGGATTTATACGCTTGCCCACTGATGAGCCGGAGGAGACACGGTACTTCAAACAACGCAGGGGTGGGTATTACTAATGGCAGTAGAGAAAGGACTATATTCGGCCCCGATAGGGATAGAAGAAGAATCTCTGGAACAGGAGGAAGATCTTGAAATAGAGATCGTTAATCCTGAGATGGTTACTCTTGATGACGGCAGCGTCGAGGTAACCATCATTCCTGACGCAGACGTAGGTGACATGGTTGAGTTTGATGACAATCTGGCTGAAGTGCTAGATGATTCTGTGCTCAACGAACTGTCAGACAGTCTTATAGGTGATATAGATAGCGATGTATCCAGTAGAAAAGATTGGGCAGACGCTTTTGTAAAAGGTCTCGATGTCCTCGGGTTCAAGTACGAAGAACGTAATGACCCGTGGGAAGGGGCTTGCGGTGTGTACTCTACTGTCTTAGCTGAGGCGGCTATACGTTTCCAAGCTGAGACAATGAGTGAGACCTTCCCCGCCGCAGGCCCAGTTCGAGTTAAGATCTTAGGAGAAGAGACCAAAGACAAGGACGAAGCCGCGCAGCGTGTCAAAGCTGACATGAACTACGAGCTTACAGAGCGCATGGTCGAGTACAGGCCGGAGCATGAGCGGTTACTTTATAGTCTTGGTCTGGCGGGTTCTGCGTTCAAAAAGGTTTACTACGATCCGAACATTGGTCGGCAGGTAGCGATGTATATACCCGCTGAAGATGTAGTCGTTCCTTACGGGGCATCTAATATTGAAACAGCAGAGCGTGTCACGCACATCATGCGTAAAACCAAGAACGACCTTAAAAAATTACAAGCGTCAGGATTCTATAGAGATGTAGATCTTGGTGACCCGCAGCCATACCACACAGATATAGAAGAACGTAAGGCTGAAGAGGGCGGCTACTCCATGACCGACGATGATCGCTATGCGGTGTACGAGATACACGCAGATGTAGTGATCGATGGCATAGATGATTCTGAAGATGAGATAGCCAAACCCTACGTGATAACTATAGAGCGAGGGTCAAACGAGGTTCTGGCTATAAGACGTAACTGGAATCCTGATGATCCGTTGATGTTGAAGCGTCAGCACTTCGTACACTATGTATATGTGCCGGGGTTTGGCTTCTACGGTCTGGGTCTAATACATATAATAGGGGGGTACGCTAAAGCAGGAACATCGCTTATACGGCAGTTGGTGGACGCTGGTACACTTTCTAACTTACCGGGGGGTCTAAAAACTCGTGGGCTACGTATCAAAGGAGATGATGCGCCCATAGAGCCGGGTGAGTTCAAGGATGTGGATGTTCCTTCTGGCAGCATACGAGACAACATTATGGCTCTGCCTTACAAAGAGCCAAGTCAAACACTATTACAGCTACTAGATCAGATAACAAAAGAAGGTCGTAGGTTAGGTGCGATCAGCGACATGAATATCTCAGATATGTCAGCTAACGCTCCTGTGGGTACAACGCTGGCGTTATTAGAAAGAACGCTGAAGCCGATGGCCGCGGTACAGGCTCGTGTCCATTATGCGATGAAGCAGGAGTTTAAACTTCTTAAATCTATAATGTCTGAGTATGCGCCATCAGAATACTCATATGAACCACTGCGAGGGTCTGTAACCGCGAAGCAGATGGATTACATGATGGTAGATGTTATACCTGTCAGTGATCCAAATAGTTCTACGATGGCGCAGCGGGTAGTTCAGTATCAGGCTGTATTGCAGATGGCACAGTCTGCACCGCAGATATATGACCTACCACAGTTGCACAGGCAGATGATTGAGGTGTTGGGTATCAAGAACGCTGATAAACTTGTGCCGACTGAGGATGATGCCAAACCTACAGATCCAGTTAGTGAGAATATGGATGCACTTATGGGTAAACCGTTGAAAGCGTTTATCTATCAGGATCACGAAGCTCACATCGCAGCGCACCAAGCGTTTATGCAAGATCCGATGGTGGCGCAGATGATAGGTCAGAATCCGCAGGCTCAGAGAATAATGGCAGCGTTACAGGCGCATCTAGCAGAGCACATGGCGTTCTTGTATCGTCAGAAGATAGAAGAAAAGCTAGGCGCACCGTTACCTGCACCAAACGCAGAGCTGTCTGAAGATGTAGAAGTCAATCTAGCTAGATTAGTTGCCACGGCTGGAGCGCAGTTGACTCAGGCTAACCAGCAAGCGGCTGCACAGAAGCAGGCCCAGCAAGCCGCGCAAGATCCGTTGATGCAGATTCAGCAGGCAGAGCTACAGCTAAAGGCACAAGAAGTGCAGCGTAAGGCACAAAAAGATCAGACTGACGCCCAGATTAAACAAGCAGAGCTACAGCTAAAAGCGCAGAAAAATCAAGCAGATAGCATGATAGACCAGAAACAACTTGAACTTGAAGAGAAAGAGTTGTTGATCGACGCACGTAAAGCTGGCGTAAAAATGGCTGCGGACAGACGAAGAGAGAACGCTAAGACAGATATAGAGATGGCTAAACTAATGAAGGATAGAAACGAGTAGTGGCTAAAACTGTACTAGATGTCTTAAAAGAACGAATCGAAGCTGATAAGGCTTCTGCAACAAATTTCTTGGTGGGGGGAGCCGTAAAAGACTTCTCTCAGTACAAGGAAACGGCAGGGTTATTACGAGGTCTGGACACCTGCTTGGGCTATATCGAAGACCTTTCGCGCAACATGGAGTACGAAGATGACTGATACCGCGCAAGCGAGCGTTACGGAAGAAGAGTTTGAAGCACAACTACCCATACCTGTTGGGTATAGGTTGTTAGTAGCAATGCCTCAAGTAGAAGAGGCGTTTGAAGGAACTGAACTATTAAAGTCGGTTACTACTAAAAACCATGAGCAGATCATGTCTATAATGGGTGTGGTCATAGATATGGGTATGCAGGCTTACTCGGATGAGGATAGATTCCCCACCGGTCCTTGGTGTAAGGTAGGTGACTATGTTATGTTTCGTGCTAATACTGGCACTAGGTTTACTATTGATGGTTCGGAGTATCGGCTTATGAATGATGATTCAGTTGAAGCGGTGATACTTGACCCTCGTGGTATAGAGCGAGTATAGGGAGTAAAACATGGCATTTCAAAAAGTAGAATTTGAGTTTCCCGATGAAGACCAGAATGATAATACGATAGAGGTAGAAAATTCTGGAGAGATAGAAATAGATATATCTGGTAAGAAGACGGCAGAGGATTACAAAGAACCAGAGCCAGAAGTAGAGGTAGAAGCTGAAGCAGAACCGGAAGTAGAGGTAGAGGTATACGACGATACCCCCAAAGCGGATCGTAATCGTAAACCCTCTGAACCACCTGCTGATGTTACTGAGGAGGAGTTAGCTGATTACTCTGAGAAAGTACAAAAACGAATAAAGCACTTTAGTAAAGGTTATCACGATGAACGCCGAGCTAAAGAAGCAGCTCAAAGAGAGCGAGACGAATTAGAACGCTATGTCAAAGGTGTTTTGGATGAAAACAAAAATCTTAAAAGCACTGTAGAGCAAAATAGAGAAGTTCTATTAGAGCAGGCCAAGAAAAGCACAAACGCTGAACTTGAGCAGGCTAAACAACAGTATAAAGATGCTTATGAAGCTGGTGACACAGACCGTGTGTTAGAAGCTCAAGAGTCTTTAACTAGCGCAAAGATAAGGTCAGACAAGCTAGATAACTTCGAGCTGTCGCCTTTACAGGAAGAAGAAACTCCTGTACAACCTCAATTAGAGCCTTTAGACCAAAGAGCTTCGGAATGGAAGCGAGATAACCCTTGGTTTGAGGACGATGTTGAGATGAGAACGGTTGCATTAGGAGTGCACCATAAACTTATCAATCAGGGGGTCAGCCCCCAAAGCGATGAATACTACGAGACGATAAATGCTCGTATGCGGAAAATATATCCTGAATATTTCGGGGTGGAGGAAGTAGAGAAACCCAAGCCAAGGTCCAATGTAGTAGCACCCGCAGCGCGGAGCACAAGCCCTAAAAAGGTAAAACTATCGCTATCTGCACAAGCCATAGCAAGAAGATTGGGAGTTCCATACGATGAATACGCCAAACAACAGGCTGCATTAGAAAGAGGGAATAATTGATGGCTGAGAATAGAATAAACCGAGAGCAGGAGACGCGAGAAAAAGGTGCTCGTAAACGCCACTGGGTAAAACCAGAAGTCTTACCTACCATTGAGGTAGAAGATGGCTATGCGACACGTTGGGTGCGTATTTCTACTCTTGGAGTAACAGACGCCAGCAATATATCTTCTAAACTACGTGAGGGTTGGGAGCCAGTAAAAGCCGAAGACTATCCACATATTATGACTGACGACAGTGATAAAAGATTCACTGGCAATATAACAATAGGTGGTTTGCTGGCTTGTAAAGCTCCAAAAGAACTGGCTGATGAACGTAACGAATATTATGAGAACCAGACCAGATCACAGATGCAATCTGTAGACAACAACCTCATGCGCGAAAACGATCCTCGTATGCCTTTATTTAACGAGCGCACAACTAAAGTTACCAATTTTGGTAAAGGAACTTAAATTTTTTGTTAAGAGGTTAACATGGCTTATCCAACAGTTGA